TATGCGCAACGGTTCAACAATAACATTTGCTGGTAATGTTGATAGCGATTCAAAAGAATTATCAACAGGTTATGCATATATAAACGAACCTTCAAGAACAAGTCTAGTATTTGAATTGCCATATGAAGCTGTAAAAGCTAATACGATTTCAGATATGGATTTGTATGCAAGAAAAGTTTACACTAACACAGTATCAAATGCTAATGGAAAGATTACAATATCGACAGTTGGAACAGATACTTTTGCATTTGCAGGTGCTGTTGGCACATTATCAGATTCGAGTGTATTAGATAATATTATTTGTTTCATTCGAGGAGATTCAACATCAAATGCAACATCTGGTATTACAGCAAATACAGTATTGAGTTTAGCAAACAATTACTTCTCTGTTAGTGCAGTTAGTAGCACAACAATTGATGTCAATCTAAGCACAGCAGGAGTTAAAGCTGATTTCATCATAAAAACAAAAGTAAATAATTTAGAAAACACTTCAACAGGTGCTATTCGTGGTAAACAATTGTTACCACTGAATGATACTCTACATGCTAAAGTGCCTTTAACTCTTGGAGGCACAAATACGCTAGATTCATCAAATACAGGCATTGTTCATTCAATTACTGGTGGTTTGGTATTTGAAAATATCGGAGCTACTTACTTTGATGGTTCGATTTTAACAGATTTGAGAACACCTGGAAAATCTGTAAGTTTACAAGTTCCTGATGTTTATGAAATTGTCAGAATCACTGACTCTAAATCATCTGGTAATGTTACTACTGCGATGTTGACTGATTCTTCTCATGACATTACAAATAATTATGACTTTGATAATGGGCAGAGAAAAACGCACTATGATCATGCATCAATTAAATTGAAGAGAGGTTATAGCTCACCGTCAGGTAAAGTGTATGTTCAATATCGTTACATGAAACATAGTTCAGCTCCATCTCCACAAAACTATGGCTTGTTTACTGTAGATTCATATTCAAAATCTGGATCGAATATGAGCTATGAAGATATAAGCAAGTTTGTTAATAAGGAAGATGGTAAGCTTGTTTCATTGAGATCAGCACTAGATTTTAGACCAGCGAGGGGTATTGCATCAACAGCATTATCTGGTGCAATGAATCCTGATCCAGACTCTGTTGCAACTCTCGATTTTGAATATTATTTAAGTCGTATTGATAGAATTGTTGTCAAGCCTTCTGGTGAGTTTTCTGTTATAGAAGGAAAATCTGCTGTTTCTCCACTACCAGCACCTGTAACTGGTCAGGATATGTTATTGTACACTCTAACTGTTCCTGCATATACAGAAAGTGTTAAAGATGTTCGCGTTGATTATGTGAACAATCGTAGATATACAATGAGTGATATTGGTAAATTTGAAAATAGAATCAAAGCTATGGAATACTACATCGCTTTGAATGCTTTAGAAAAGAATACAGCAGACTCTAAGATTCTTGATTCAAATGGTCTTGAAAGATCGAAGTATGGAATTTTAGTTGATAACTTCACATCTAATGATGCACAAGCCACATATTCTGATGTTGGATATGATAATAGATGTTTAGCTGAAGATGGCACAGTAAGACCTGCATCTTTAATGAGAACTTTCAAAATGAAAGTGATCAATTCTGCATGTGCAGGTTCATATAAAAAACAGGGAATTGCAGGTAAAAATGCTTTATTGCTTGGTTCCCCTACTTCAGCCTTTGCTACACAACCATATGCAACAAAAGCAACTCCTGTAGCAAGCGCATTGTTTGCTAATTTTAGGGGTAATACAAAGTTGTTCCCAGAATTTGTTGGTGATGTTGATACAGAATCAACAGCAAAAGTAACGATTGATTCTGTTAGTGGATTAGAAAACGCATTCACTTTCATTAATGATGCGTTTAAGTATGTTTCTGATAAAAATCCTCAGTGGAACACTGATAAGGACAGCCCATTTGCAAAAGTTACAGACAATAAGTGGTATCAAACAACACAAACTGTTACAAATGCTACAGTAAATCTTGGCGGAAATAGATTTGGCAATCAACGAACAACAACAGATAATGTATGGTTGAGTAAGGGTGCTGAATTGTTTATGGATAAAATCTCAACAACTTCAAGCGAAGTTGATTTGGGATCGTTTGTTACAGATTTATCTATACAGCCATATATTAAACCAAGACAAATTGTTTTCAGCACACAGTCTGTAAGACCTGATACAGAGTTTTATTCTTTCTTCGACAAAACTGATATCAATTCATTTGTGATTGTGCCTAATGATGTTACACTAAACACATCATCAAGTTATTCGTCAGTTGAACCTGTAGTGTTTGCAAATACAACTTCAGAGTTGGCAAATGCTGCTGTTAGCTATTACACTGGTGGTAATACATTCAACTATGCTGTACTAACAAAAGGTGAATCCAATACTGACACTGTTTCTATTATTAATGAAACAGGCAAAACTCTTGATGAAAAATATATTTTTGGTTTAGAGAGCGGCATTGTTACTCAAATTAAAAATGTCAATAAACATGTTTCTGGTGTTGGAACTGTTGCTGGTAACACAATTGTACTCGAATCTGAAGCGAATTCGAGCGATGACTGGTATAATGGAAATACAGTTCATATTATCAGAAAAACAGGGTCACTCAACGGTATTGGTGAAACATTTACTGTAACAGATTATGTTGGTTCAACAAGAACACTACACTTATCATCAGCGCCAGCTTCAACAGGGTCTGTTGTTTATAGCATAGGTAAAAACAAGTCTAATAAGTTTGGTCAAGTTTCTGGTGCATTTTATCCAGCATTTGCAACATTTAGATCTGGTGAAAGAAACTTTAGAGTAACTGAATCTTTCAATAATACATATGATAATGATGCTATATCATTCGCTGATGCAACATTTAATTCATCTGGTATAAAGGTTAATAAAACAACTTTAGTTAATTCTGTGTATAATGTTGGTGTTAATACTACATTGGTTGGAAAAACAACAGAGGATAGATTGGTATCATCGTCTTCGACAAGTGCTATTACCAGTACATGGAGAGATGACCCAACTGCACAAACTTTCTATGTTGATCCACAAGTATATCCATATGGGCTTTACATAGCTGGTGTTAAATTATTCTTTAAATCTAAAGATTCTGGAAATATTCCAGTAACTGTGCAGATCAGACCAACTGTTAATGGAGCTCCAAATTCAGACTATTGGTATCCAGAATCTGTTGTTACAAAATATCCAAGTTCTGTTGCAATATCAAATACACCTGCATTAGGTGATTCAGCAACACAAACATCTTTTGAGTTTTCATCGCCAGTATTCTTGAAACCTGGTCTTCATGCTCTTGTTGTATTGACTGATTCTCCTGAATATCAAATGTGGGAAGCAGAGAAAGGTGCAACAACAGTTAGAAACGAATATGTTGGTGTAAACCCATATGTTGGTACACTATACAAGTCTCAAAACGCAATGGAGTATGTACCATACATTAATGAAGATTTAATGTTCCAGTTAGATCGTTGTGTATTCACAAAAGCACCTGCTTATTTCTCATTGCAATCAGAAGCATTACCGTATAATTACAGTTTTGATTCAATGAGATTGTTATCGACAGAAATGCCAACTATGGCAGATTCACCAATAAATATTTCTTACAGTGTTATCACTAAACCTGTCACAGGAAAAGAATCTGCATATAGAGGAATATTCCCTCATGTTAAATATTCATTCGCACAAGATGATTTGTATTCTCTTGGTTATAGAAGAAGAAACTTGAAAGATCAGGGTGATGTGACAGTTCAAGTTGAAATGATGACAGAGAATGATGCTGTTTCTCCATTAATTTCAGAAGAAAGTTTATATATTAATGTTTGGGAAAACTTTGTTGATAATTCAGTGATTGAAAGTGCTGATTTTAACATCATCGCTTCCGGTACTGGATATGCAAACACAGACACAATAAATGTTATATCATCATCAGGTTCTGGAGCAAATGTTAGATTGTCCGTTAACGGATCTGGTAATGTTATAGGTATTAATGTTATTTCTGGTGGTTCTGGTTATACAGATGACTTTGATATCGCTATAAATACATCAAGTGGTTCTGGTGCAAATATTGTACTGAATTCTGAATATGATTCCTCAGGAGGTCCATGTGATGCAAGATATATTACTAAACCAATATCTCTTGCTGATGGTTTCGATGCAGGTGATTTAAGAGTATTCCTTGCAGCGAACAAACAAGCTGGAACAGAAGTTGAAGTATTCTTTAAGATTTTGTCGTCATCTGATTCAACACAATTTAAAGATAGACCTTATCAGAAGATGGTATGCATTAATCCAACAACATCACCAGCGTTGGATGAAAAATCATATAATGAATATGAATACAGACCATCTTTAACAGATAACTTTGTAAAATATACGGGAAGTAACGGTGTTGTGTATGACTCATTTAAGACATTCTCTGTTAAAATTGTAATGACATCAGTTGAACCAAGTATTGTTCCAAGAGTTAAAGATTTGAGAATTGTTGCTCTACCTGCTGAATAATGTTATTAAATATAGAAGGCTCACAATTTGCCAAAGACACAAGAACATCCGCAATTTTAACTGTGGATCGTTCTGTTTTGGCTCAAAATGAAGCAAGAAAAAAGATAGCATCAAAAATAAATTCAAAAAATGATACTATAAATAGATTAGAAAATGATGTAGATTTTTTGAAAAATAACTTACAAGAAATAAAATTGTTGTTGAAACAACTAATAGAAATAGGTAAATAAATGTCTATTGTAAATATCACAAGAAATGATACTATCGATGCTTGGCGCATTCAAACAAATCAAAGTGCTAATGCGTTAAACACACTAGAAACTGGTAATTACACGAAGAGTAATGGTATTCTTTATGTGTCGAATACGGGTTCTGTTGTTATCACTTCTTCCGGAACACCTTTACAGGTTTCTAACAATGCGCTAGTTCAAGGGAATGTTGCAATAGGTAAAGACATTTCTGTTGGAACATCAGGTACAGCAATAGGTAATGCACAGTTTGGTGGTGTTGTGACAGTTTATGGACCTGGTAATTCATTACTTGTTTCAAACAATGCCATAGTAAATGTTAATCTTCAAGTAACTCAAACAGTAACTACCAATAACATCGTTGCAAATAGTCATGTTACTATAGGTGGTAATGAAACTGTTTCTGGTATTCTCAGAATAAACAATTCAGGAAATGCTCTTTATGTTAATACAGGTACAGCTGTTATAAACACTACTGTTATTTCATCAGAGACTGTTGGAAATTCTCAAATCTCTTATGCAACAATAGGTGAAGAGTCTGTTGTTATTTCAAGAATCGTAAATGGCACTATTACTACAGGAAATGTTGTAACATTGACATCTAATGTTTCGTCAATCAATACAGCCACTATAACTAATGCAATCATAACAACAGAAACTGTAGGAACATCAACAATAGGTAATGTGACAGTAACTGGTAACACTACAACAAATAAGTTGGTTGTTAATAATCACACAAACACAAATACATTACGAACAGAAGGTGATGCTAATGTTGCTGGTGCTTTAACAGTAACTGGTAATACAACAACAAGTAACATTGTTAACAGTGCTCACATCAACACTGCATCGTTAAGAACTACTGGTTCTGCTAATGTTGCTGGTGCTTTAACAGTAACTGGTAATACAACAACAAGTAACATTGTTAACAGTGCTCACATCAACACTGCATCGTTAAGAACTACTGGTGATGCTAATGTTGGTTCAGGTCTAACTGTAACTGGTAATACCAATACTTCTAATATTGTTAACAGTTCCCACATTAATACTGCATCGTTAAGAACTACTGGTGATGCTAATGTTGGTTCAGGTCTAACTGTAACTGGTAATACAAATACATCAAATATCGTTAACAGTGCTCATATCAATACTGCATCGTTAAGAACTACAGGTGATGCTAATGTTGGAATGGGATTAACTGTAACAGGTAATACCAATACATCAAATATCGTTAACAGTGCTCATATCAATACTGCATCGTTAAGAACTACTGGTTCTGCTAATGTTGGATCAGGATTAACTGTAACTGGTAATACAAATACATCAAATATCGTTAACAGTGCTCATATCAATACTGCATCGTTAAGAACTACAGGTGATGCTAATGTTGGAATGGGGTTAACTGTAACTGGTAATACCAATACTTCTAATATTGTTAACAGTTCCCACATTAATACAAATACAATACGAACTGAAAGCAACGCCAGTATTGTTGGCACTTTGACTGTAACTGGTAACACTAACACTTCAAATATCGTTAACAGTGCTCACATCAACACTGCATCGTTAAGAACTACTGGTGATGCTAATGTTGGATCAGGGCTTACTGTAACTGGTAATACAACAACAAGTAACATTGTTAACAGTGCTCACATCAACACTGCATCGTTAAGAACTACTGGTTCTGCTAATGTTGGATCAGGATTAACTGTAACTGGTAACACTAACACTTCAAATATTGTTAACAGTTCCCACATCAATACTGCATCGTTAAGAACTACTGGTGATGCTAATGTTGGATCAGGGCTTACTGTAACTGGTAATACTAATACATCCAATATTAATATATCTGGTCTCGTTTATGCTGGTAATGTTCGTGTAACTGGAAGAACAGATGTTGATGGTATATTGACTGCTGGTTCTACAACATTAAATTCTGCAACAATAATAAACAATCTTGAAGTTAGAGGTAATTTTGTACTTGCTGGTTCAACGATTGTTGATTCAGGAGAATTTACACTTAGAGCAAATACACCTCAAACTA